CACAACAAATATATGATACAAAACATATGATGACCTCATTTGTTGATATGAGTGGTCTTACCGGTAAATACGGCACAATGTCTAACGATGAGTTATTAAAAGAATATAGAGAAGAAGAATGATTGAACAAGTAAATCATCCTCAACATTATGGAGGAAAAAATAATGAATATGAAACAATTAAGGTTATTGATGCTTGGGGATTAGGATTCTCATTGGGTAATACTGTAAAGTATATCTCAAGAGCTGGAAAGAAAGAAAAGGATAAAGAGTTACAAGACCTTAAGAAAGCTTTATTTTATTTAAAACATCATATTGATAATTTAGAAAAAAATGTCTAAAATGAAATTAACTGAAGAACAAAAAAATCAGATCCTCAATCAATATGAGGGGTTAAAAAATGACGAACAAACACTTGGTGAAGTACACGGAATAATTGTTGATTTTTGTGTTGATGAACACATTGTTGATTTATCAAATGATGAGGACGGAGACCTTTACGAGGAGTTTTCAAATGAAGCATGGGATTTTTTAGAGAGTATTAAATAATAGAAATGATAGAAACAGGAAAAATAATAAATGGTGATTGTGTTGAGGTAATGAAAACATTACCTGAAGGTAGTGTTGATTTGGTTGTGACATCGCCACCCTATAATTGTGGTATTAATTATGATACCCATATTGATACTTTACCTATGGATGATTATTGGGGTTGGACAAAAGAATGGTTAGAGGAAGCTTACCGATTACTTAAAGATGATGGGAGAGTATCAATTAACATACCTTACGAAACAAATGTTCAAGGTAGAGGTGGAAGAGTATTTTTTGTTTCAGAATTTTATCAGGTAATGAAACAGGTTGGTTTTAAATTTTTTGGGGTCGTTGATCTTGAGGAACAATCACCACACAGAAGTAAGACTACGGCTTGGGGTTCTTGGATGAGTCCGTCTAGTCCATATATTTATAACCCAAAAGAATGTGTAATATTGGCATATAAAAAACAACACATTAAAAAAATTAAAGGTGAACCACAATGGAAAGGGGTTCCTACTGAAATTGAACAGGAGGATGGGACTATAAAAAAGAAAGTGGTTTATGAGGAACAAGACAAGAAAGAGTTTATGGAACTTGTGTTTGGTCAGTGGAATTACTTTGCGGACACTAAATCATTAACTAAGGCCACGTTTAGTATGGACATTCCAACAAAGGCAATTAAGATATTATCTTACAAGAACGATGTGATTTTGGATCCATTTGCTGGGTCAGGAACTAGTATGGTATCAGCAGAGATATTAGATCGTCGTTGGTTGGGAATTGAATTATCTCCGAATTACGCTGATATTGCAAGAAAAAGAGTTCAAGCATTTGTTGATGAGAAAAACCAAGTTAAGATAGAATATCAATAGAATCGCCTTCCTCAATACCGTATTTTTTACATTCACCACCACGTAATTCAAGAACCATATCTCCATTACCTTCAAAATTTTCGCAGTCATCGGAATTACAAGGTTTACAATTATGATGTATTTTTGTTATATTACCTTTATCTATGAAGATGATGTCAAGATTGGTTATACAATTCTTCATCCAAAATGATTGAGGGCCATCCTTCATTAAAAATAACATACCATCAAATGTGTTATCAAACTTTCTACCCATCATACCTTTTTGGATGTCCTTTCCGGTGATAACCAATTTGACCTTGTAAATATTATCATTTATCTTTATATCCATACTTATAAATATATAAGAAAATAATTGTCAAATAATTTTTTTGATAAGGAAAGTTTTATTATATTTGTAGAAATAAAACACATATGACAAAGGCAGTATTCAATATTAAAGTTATGAACGAAAAGTTTGGAACATTGCTTTCCGAAACTTTTGTTGATGGAACTCAATTTAAAATTTTCTTAATGATGATTGATGGAGCTTTAAACTTAAAAGAAGATTTGTCTTATTTTGATGGTAACACATTCTTGGTTCATATACCTCACAAGATTTTAAAAGAATCTGTGATTGTAACTGGAACAGAAGAGATATCGTTGGTGGAGCAAGTTAGAAATAGAATTGAAACTTTAGTAGGATAATTATGAAAAATATACAGTATATAATATTATTTATGTTGTTTTTGGCTTCTTGTATTAAACGGGAGTTTAAACCTCAACAACCATTGGCGCCACAACCAATTATAACGGACTCAACCTTTATTGACTCTACCGTTAGTTTGAAGAACACAACTTGGGTAATTAAAAAAGTGTTAAACACTCAAATGGATGATGAGTCAAGATCCGATACACTAAAGTTTATAACCAATACAATCTATTCATTTAATGGTGTTCAGGCAACATATAGTATTTATTCAACACCATCAGGATATAAGTTGAATTTGAATAATACTGAGTGGGGACATATTTGTGGTAACTTGGTTGATTATAATTTAACGAGTGGTAGAATTGAAAATAGACAATTTAATGATATCTTTACTAATGAATTTGTGGTTAAGATTTGGATGTATAAGGAATAGTTTCTTTGTTTGATCTTTAAAATAAAGTGGTGGAGATCTGACATTCAATGTTGGTCCTAAAAAAAAGGTGGGAGAAATCTCACCTTTTTTTGTTTTGTATGTATTTATATAATAAAAATTCTAATATGAAAAATAAATTATTTTTAGAGGAAGGAGAAATTTCAAGAATTCTTAATATGCACAAAAGGGCTATTAATGAAGAACTTAATATTAATGGTAGAGAAGTTGGAAACAAAAGGGGTATATTAAATGAAATAACTGAAGATGAAAAGTTAACTGCAGATGGTGTCGGTACAAAAATTCAGGCATTATATAAATTTTGTAATGTTGGTATCCCCGGATTAGCTCATGTCAAATGTGCTACTGATATGAATGCTCAACTAAAGTTATTAAAAACCAAAGAACAATTTGATATTGCCGGCAAGAAAACAAGTTACTGGTATACGGGTGACTGGGCCAGAAGTTTAGGAGACTTTTTAAAACAACTAATGAAAAATGGGGTTGTTTCTCAATTATCCAAAACAGTTGGTACGCCGCAAGGTGAAATGGCTATTAAAATTGCACAAATTTATGCCTCAACATTTAAAGTTGCGGGAGGAACCTTAACTTTTAAAAAAGTTAATGACGCCAATGGTAATCCAACTTTAGATCCTGAGTCTTTTAAATTATCTTGGGGAACCCCGGCACCTATAGTAGGAGGAGGTGCAGCACCTGTAGTAACTACCAATAATGCCGCTTGTGATAAGGAGGGATTTAAACTGTCAACAAACAATAGTTGGTACTTCTCAACAAAAGAAACTTATGATGCTGCCCCTGCGGATAAACGTAGGGCTTGGACATGTAGTTTGGATAAAAATGTAATATTGTATTGGGTGGATAGAGTTTGGCATGATACTGTTTATATTAAAACTAAAGGAAAAAGTGGTGGTAGTGGAACTGGTGGTGGAACTGGAGGAGGTGGTAGAACCGGAACCAGAAAAACATACACCTTTGATGTTGCAGCAGTAAATAAATTAATAGATGAAAAATGTTCTAAAGATAAAAAACCACAAGTAGGTGGTGGAGGTATTGATCTTGATAATACTGGCACACCAAAACCAACACCAATACCTAATATGCCAACAGACCAATTTAACACCTTATAAAATTAATAAAAAAAAATAGATATGAGCAAAATTAAAATAACGCAAAGACAAATGACAAGGATCCAAAAGTTTCTTAATGAAAGCATTATTATGGAGCAAACCTCAGATGAGATCACAAATATCCAAAACAGGTTAAATTCATGTTTTAGTGCCGGATTAAAAGCTGATGGTAAAATGGGACCAAAAACCGCATCAGCTATTGAAACATATACTGGTTATGATGTTTCTGTTTCATAAGTTTTAAAAAAAAATAGTAAGGGAGATCAATCTCCCTTTTTTTATGCGGTTTTTTTTGTGATATGGAAAAATACTACTATATTATTATTCTTTTTTGGTTTATCATATATTTATATAATAAAAATTATAATATGAAAAATAAATTATTTTTAGAGGAAGGGGAAATTGCAAGAATTCTTAATATGCACAAAAGGGCAATCCGAGAAGAACTCAATGTTAATGGTGATGAATTTAATAGATCACTTCAAGAAGGGCCAACCGATTCAGGTCAGATAGCAACTGACGCAATTCAGGGATTCATGGCGGGGGGTATAGTAGGTTCTGCGGTAAATGTTTATCTTGGTCTTATGGGTAATTATAGTTTTGTGGGAGCTAACAAAATATTAAAAGCTTGTGATACTAAAAAAGTTGAAATGGGACAACCAACAATGAATCCGGCGACTTTAGCTAAAATTGCTGACGATATGAACTACGGTGTTGAAGGTGTTGGAACATATGAAAAGACTGTTGCCTCAGCTTTGAGACAGACCCAAAATATACCCAATCTATGTGCTATGGCTGCAATTTATAAACAGAGACATGGTGAAGGTTTATTTGATGCTCTTAATGGAGATATAGATAGCCCTAGTCAATGGAAAACATATGTGTTTTTACCTTTATTGGATGTTTATAATAAAAGTGTGGAGTTGGGTAAAAAGATGAAACAACAACAACCAAAAGTTGGTGGAGGAGGATCCGCACCAACATCAGGTGAGGTGTACCAAAAGTGTCACACAGCAATAATTGACCCTATGGTTAAAAAATATGGATATACTTACGTAACTTTAGATGTGTTTAATAAAGCTCCGGCCGATAAGAAAACATATAAATGGTGTCCAGCTGCGAAGACTAACGTATACTTCACTAAAGGATGGAGTGGTGGTAGTACTGAAACTGCGACTACTAGTGGTGGAGGTGGAACTGGAAAAGGTGGTGGAACTGGCACACCAAGAAAAAAATACACCTTTGATGTTGCAGCAGTAAATAAATTAATAGATGAAAAATGTTCTAAGAATACAAAACCACAAGTAGGTGGTGGAGGTATTGATCTTGATGCTACTGGTACGCCAAAACCAATGCCAATACCTAATATGCCAAAAGATATACTTGGATCCTTATAAAACTAATAAAAAAAATAGATATGAGCAAAATTAAAATAACGCAAAGACAAATGATAAGGATCCAAAAGTTTCTTAATGAAAGCATTATTATGGAGCAAACGTCAGATGAAATTACCAATATCCAAAACAGATTAAACTCATGTTTTAATGCTGGATTAAAAGCTGATGGTAAAATGGGACCAAAAACTAAAGCCGCTATTGAAGCAAATATAGATTATAAGGTTTCGGTTTCATAAGTTTTAAAAAATATTATTAAGGGAGATCAATCTCCCTTTTTTTATGCGGTTTTTTTTCTTATATTTGTGATATGGAAAAAATGATATATCTGGTTAGAGGAATACCGGGAAGTGGTAAATCAACATTTGCAAAACAACTAACTTCAAACGTATTTGAGGCTGACCATTATTTTTATGATAATGATGGAAACTACAATTTTATTGCATCTGAAATAAAAGAGGCACATAAAGAGTGTCAACAATATGTTGGATATGCTATGGAATCAAACACACCAAAAATTGCGGTGTCAAACACATTTACACAAGAGTGGGAACTCCAACCTTATTATGAATTGGCAATTAAGTATGGTTATTATGTGACCTCTATTATTGTGGAAAATAGACATGGTGGTGTTAATCAACATGGAGTTCCAGAAGATAAGATTCAATTAATGAAAGATAGGTTTGATATTAAAATATAATAAATGAAATTTGATAAAATATTAACTAGTGGTAGGGTTTGGATTACTTCAGATACGCACTATTCACACAAAAACATTTGTCGGGGAGTTACGGTTTGGAGAACCATAGATGGAGATATTCCAATTGATGCTACCAGAGATTTTCCTAATTTGGATGTAATGAATAGTGTTATTGTTGATAACATTAATGATAAGGTTGGTCCTGATGATACTTTAATTCACTTGGGTGACGTGGCTTTTGGTGGTGTTGAAAAGATAGGGCAATTTTTGGATCGTTTGGTTTGTAAAAACGTTCACCTTGTTTTGGGCAATCACGATCAGAACATAAAAAAAAATAGAGAGAACACCAAAGATAAATTTTTATCTATTCAGGACTACTTGGAAGTAAATATTGGTGGTGTTGATTTTGTATTATCACATTATCCGTTATCAAGTTGGAACCAACTAAATAAAGGTTCGATTCACCTTCATGGACACGTACACCTACCAAGAAGTAAAAGATTTGGTAAAGGTAAAAAATTGGATGTTGGTATGGATGGTAATAATCTTTATCCATATAGTATTACGGAGATTATTCATATGATGGATAAACGATGTGTTGCGTCCGAGATGAATGGAGATCACCACTTAGATGTTATTATTGATCTTGTGGGTTAAATCATAATTACAATATATTTATTGGTATGAGAAATATTGTTATAACTGAAAGTCAATTAAGAATAATTACGGAAGCTTTAGGGGTTCCTGATAACATTTTGGATGCTGCCGATATGTTATATGACATTGTTGAAAGAGACATCAAATCAATAAGAGACATTCAAGATGAGTATAATTTTGATGGTGAAATAGAATTTGAATTAGGTGATAAGAAAAAAATCAAAATTGATTCATATACTCTTACAGTAAAAATTGAGGAGATTGATGATGAAGAAGGGGTCTTAGATATTATCTCAATGGGAATGGAAGGTGCTTTTGGATTTAATAGGGATGTTTATATGAAAGAAAACGAACCCTCAACAATTTTGGGATTAACAATAACATTTGCTGTTGGTGAAAATTGGAAACCTGAAGGCCTTATTCAAAAAATGGAAGAAGAAAGAGACGAACATGTCGCATCTTTAGCTCATGAAATAAAACACAAATACGATAAACAATCAAAACAATTTGGTTTAATTGGTCAAGACGCCGAATATCAAGCAACACAAAGAAGAGGTAGTTTTGGAATACCGGTAATTGATAGAGTTTTTTTTAGATACTTGTATTACATTTCCGGTATTGAAAATCTTGTAAGACCAACTGAAGTGGCTTACAAATTAAAAAGAAAAAATATTACAAAGTCACAATTCAAAGAATTTTTAGAAAATAATGTAGTTTATAAAGAACTTGTTGAAATTAAAAACTTCACATTTGAAGACTTCATCAATAGATTAAAAGAAAGTGAAGATAGGTTAGATGGTCTTATTGATCACATTGGTGAAGACCCATCCAACATGACAATAGATGAAAAAATTAATAGAGTTTTAGAAGTTGCTTATGTTGATTTGGTGAATAATAGAATGCAAATGTTTATGACAATGACGGAACATGGGATGGATGATATGATAAAATTTGGAACTCAACTTGGTATTTTACCTCCAGAGTTAGAAGGAAATTTGGAGGGAATTCAAAAGACAGATGCGATTAGACAAAAGTTTTTAAAATACGCAATGAAATATGAAAAAAACCCAACCAAATTCTTTGAAGATGAAATTGAAAACTTCCAATATGTTGCAAATAAAATGATAAAGAAAATATCAAAACTATATGCTATGGCAAAAGACGATGAACAAGTTAGTGAATCAATTATCAATTGGGAACTTCATCAACAAATTATGGAAAAAAAATATGGAAAAAGAAAAATTGAAACAAAATACAAAAATTGGAATCTTAAATAATAATCTAAAATCATAGTTTGCTCAATATACGGATTTATTAACCACTAATCCCAATTATATTCGTATTTATTAGTGAACTCAACCTGCCCGTGGAATATGGGGGTTTCCTAAAAAGATTCTTCAAGAGAGTAAATAATTTTATTTTATTTATTTTTACTATGAAGAATATACTGCTTGGACTTTTTGTCCTGTTTTCTACTTTCACATTTTCTCAATCATGCTTACATACCATACAAAGAACCGACACGTGGGGTGATGGTTGGAACGGAGGAGCTGTATCCGTTTCCGTTAATGGTGTAACTGTTTTATCTAATTTAAGTTGTGTTGGAGCTGGTCCTACTTCTTCTTCCTTTAGTGCTGCAGTAGGATCAACAATTAGAGTGTTCCGAACCACCGCAGGTCTTTATCCTACAGAAATGCGTATACGAGTTATCAATGGTGCAGGAGCTACCATAATCAATACTATTCAACCACTTGCTGGAACCTCAACGTCAGGAGGTCATATAGTCGCAGGAAGTTGTGCAGCAGCGGCAGCGGGACCTTGTACCAATACTTCCCCTTATATGACGGCTACTATGCCATCAACGCCAGGACTTTTTTATGTTAGCACGTGTACCTTTCAGAGTGAATACACCACCTTTACTAGTGTTGTCTCCGGCAGACAATACAGATCATCTTATAGTTTGGGTGGTTGGATTACAGTAAGACACACAACGCCAGGAGGAACCGTAGTTGCTTCAGGTGCATCCCCACTAACATGGACTGCTCCTGTGTCAGGAACATATTATGTTCACTATAATACAAATTCCAATTGCGGAACTGCGTCTTCGTGTGGAACCGATTACGTTGAGTGTTTGACGTGTGCGGCAACACCTCCTCCATCAAATGATTTAGTATGTAATGCAACGGCCATTACTTGTAGTCAGTCACTATCAGGAACTACAGTAAATGCTACCAATTCAGGAACAGGTGAGGCTGGATTTTGTTCTGTGAATCAAACACAACCAGGTGTTTGGTATGTTGTTTCAGGAAATGGACAAATTATGACTGCAAATCTTTGTGCGACGGCATGGGATAGTAAAATATCTGTTTTTAGTGGACCTAATTGTTCTACATTATCATGTTTAGGTGGTAATGATGATTATGGTCCTGGTTGTTCTAGTTCGTCCGCTTCATTTTCATGGACTTCCACAGTAGGAACAAATTACTACATATTGGTTCATGGATACTCATCAAATAGTTCCTTTAACATCGGGATTAGTTGCATGTCACCACCTCCGCCAAATCCAACATCAATATTTGCAACACAAAATACTATTTGTAATGGA